CGCGCCGTACCTGAAATCAAGGTGGATGCCGTCGTAGTAATAGGGCGGCGGCTGAAGCGCGCGGATCGCCGGAATGATCGAACCACGACGCATGTTCGTTTACCTGTCGCGCAGCTGGAGGACCAGGTTGATGCAGTAGCCGCCATTGGCGACCATGCCCGATGTCGTCAGCAGGATGTCTCCCACGTTCGTCGCCGATAGCGGATCGCGCAAGGGGCCGAGGCCAGGGATCGCCATGCCGCCGTAGTCGAACCAGAACGAGCCGCTGAGGATCAGCGCCTCGTCGTCCGTCGCAGCATCCCAGTTCAGCGCCACGTGATTGGCGCCGAACACGATGCCCGAGCAATGCACGATGTCGAGCGCCTTCGGCTCCAACCCGTTGCTGCCGACAAGGGTTGATCGATCGACCTTTACGACATTCGTCTCCCCCGTACCGTCAGACTTCGACAGAAGCCTTACCGCGTAGTAGGGATAGTTGTTTTGCAGGACAATCGTGTCAACCGTGTCAGCCATTGTCAGTTCTTCCCGTAATGCGCCTTGAGGCGATCAACCAGATCTTCGCGGGAACCGCCCGTCTCGAGGCCGGCCGCACGGCAACGCTCGCGCGCTTCCTTGTGGGTCAGGCCTTCCAGCGACGCAGGGTCCAGCTGGATCACAGCCTCGGCCTGGAGCGATGTCTTGATCTCGTCGCGCTGGTCAGCGGACAAGAGCGCGATCATCTCTTTCAGGCGCGGGGCAACCTTCTCGAGGAGGACCAACTCCTCGTCAGTGAATGTCGACGACCTGCCGCCTAGACCGTAATACGTTTTCGCGACGGGGATCTGCGCACTGTCCATCGACAACTGGTGTCCGCCCATCGAGCGCAACATTTCGACGTTGGCTACCGACGCATCGGAAACGGACGATTCCACCGCGCCAGACGCCATCATGCGCCGGCGGATGTTTTTCCATTCTGCGATGTCGGCCTTGTTGCGGGCTTCCCACTGCATGTGCTTGTCGAGCGCGCCCGGCGGATTGCGGCGCATCTCCTCGGACGTGGGCATCCCGCTCTTGATTTTCTCGCGCAGTTCCTTCTCGCGGCGCACGGCCTTGTCGAGTTCCGGACCTACGTATTCGCGCGCGGTGTCGCGCTCGAGCGATGTCTCCAGGCGCTTGAGGACGCCGAACATTGTCGAGGCATCCTGAATGGCGTTGCGCAAGTGCGGCGGGGCGTGGAGCGTCTGCTTGAGGCGATCGCGCTCCTGTCCCATTTCCTGCAGCTGCGACTGCTTGAGAAGTGGGGCGGTCCTTTCGAACCGCCCTTCGTCTTTCGTAAAGGTTTGCATGACTTCCCTTTGCTTTCGTGGTTAAGCGTCAGTGGCTGCTGTGATGTTCGATTGCATAGCGACTTCGCCACCAAGGTTGGCAATGTTGAGCGGCTGCATGAACTGCATGGCCGCGCCCACAAGCGCCTCGGTGATGTTGGTCGTGTTCGATGTCGCGTCCTGACCGATGCGGATATTGATGTTGGGTCCGATAAAGCCGGTCGCGGTCGCAACCAGGGTGACTGCCACCACGGCTGCGTTATCCAGACTGTTCTGGATGTAGTTCACAGTATCGCCCCCGCCGATGATGAGGTTCGTGGAGGCGGTAGTGACATTTTCGATGGCCGCGACAGCGAAGTTGCCAAAGATCCTGAAGTTTTCAATGTCAATCCCGTCACCGCCAACAATGGAAATGGCGGTGTCGGCACCTGGAAGGAGGGCACCCGCATGGGTCCAGTTCCTGATGTGGAGCCGGTTGGCCGCTGCGGTCGTGGTGATCCAGTCTATGGCCTGGCCGGTAACGTCACGGGTTTCGATGGAGATGAGTTCAACATCTGCCGCCGCAATCGTGATCGGTGTTACGATCGCATCAATGCCGCCGGTGAACAGGATGTTGGTGATCAGGATGTTCGCCGCCGTGATGGCAAAAGTTGATCCCGTCGCCGTGAAGTTCATCGTCGGGCGCAGCGAGCCACGCCCCATGCCGACGATCGCGATCCCGGCCACATCGACGGCAACACCGGCAGCTGTGGCAATCGTCTCGACATGCCCAGGCATGACATAGATGACATCGTTGTTGGAAGCCGTGCATTGCCCGATTGCATAATCGAGCGTTGCAAACGGCGTCGAGGGATCGCGACCGGCGGCAGTTGAATTTGACCGGCCGGATGCGACAGAGGAAACGAAGAACACATTGCCGGTTGTCGCGACCCCGGCACCCCCAACAAGGGGCATGCCGAAACTGGAGACGCCAGAAGGATAGTTGGTAAGTGGCATAAGGGCCTCCTGTTAGCTGACGGTCGCGCCAACGATGAACCGCCAATCGGTCCACGCCATCGAGTAACGCATGTAACCGCGCCACTTCGCGACGAGGGTGTCGATGTCCTCGGCCATCTTGAACTCCATGCCTACGCGATCAACCCAGTGCAGGCTCATCTTGCGCATCGTGGAATCCTGCAGCGACCAATCGTTCGTGTCCGTCAGGTAGTTCCAAGTCTTGATCTTGTACTTGCCTTCGTGGACGTTCTTGTTGTTGTTCGCCGTGTCCAGCTTGCCCGAAGAATTCACGATTTCCCACGCCTGGTCGTACAGGTCGATCGGGATCCAGAGTTCGTCGAAGTTCACAGCCAGGAGGTTGCCGCGGTCGTCGCGGAACTTCTGGCCCTGGATGCGGGCGGCGGACAGTGCCGTTGCCGACAGTGCCGACGTGACCTTGTTGTCGAAGCCCGTGGTCGTCGAGACGCCGGGGGCGTTCGTCGTGTGGGAGTCCGACACAAGGGCAACGCCCTCGCTGTTGACGTAGAAGTACGAGTCGACCGAACCCATGTTGTTCAGGACGCGGGCCGCGTGCTTCTGGCGCGTGCGGTTTGCCGCAATCGCAAGACCCTGCGGGCGCTTGTCCATGATGTTGAACTGGTCGTCATCGAACAGCTTGCGCTCGACCTGACAGCCCGAGACGAACTCGAGGTATGTCGTGGTCGTGTCGTAGCCCTGGTTGACCGAATCGTAACCGACGGTGCCGGTGAACTCGGACCAATCACCGAAGGCGCCGACTGCCGACCAGCGCATGTCTGCGCGGCCGTTGTGGCTGACCTTGGCGTACAGGTCGTCGACCATGTCGGGCAGCTGGTCGTACTGGTCGTAAAAGATCTTCTGGAACCGTGGGTCCAAAAGATCACCGAACTGGGTGGAAATGTGGGGGACAGCCATTGACCTAGATCCTCTCTATTAGCTGGACGCAAACAGGTGGTCTGAGGCCACCAGGAACACATAAGACTGAGTCAGGATTTCCGACGGCGGATTGCCCAGTTTGATTTCGACCGGCTGGTAGGCCACCTGGTTGGTGGCAACCGCTGCCGACTGATCGACTTCCAACAGGTTGGTCGTCAGCTGCACGGTCTGGATGTCCATGCAGGAGAACGGCAACGTGAAGAACTTGTCGCCGGTGGCGATGTCGACGGGGAAAGCAACGCCGGCAACAGCTGAACCCGAGCCGCCGGTGATGTTCTTCCGGTACTTGCCGGCGTTGGCCCCCGACGAGCAGACGATCATGCCTTCGTCTGCTGACACCAGACCGGCTGCGGTCACTGTCGTGCCTGCCGTGTTGCCGGATGTTTCAGCGTAGTCCGTGATGGCCGTGCCATCGGTTGCCGCTCCGGAGAGACGGGCACGAAGCACCGCATCCGGGTTGACAATGATCGACACCATGCGGGCCGGATCGGAGTTGTCCGTCTGCTGTGCTGTCAGCGTGGTCACGGCCTCGAGGGCCAATCCCATCGAGTTGGCAGCGGCGGTTGTCGTAGCCTTCTTGACGCCGTAAGCGCCAGCACCACCCACGGTCGCGATGACCCCGGCGTAGCCGAAGGTTTCCGCGACCTGGTACTTCTTGATCAGGGGGGTCGAGTTGGACCCGAGGTTATATGCGAATTCCATTACGCTAACTCCTTCGGAAAAAAGACAATGCAGCCGGGATGGAATTCACCCGTCGCATCACACCATGACCGTGCGATCGGCACGGACCTCTTGATGACATAGCCGTGCTTCTCAGCCATCGAGCGCCCCTTCGGGTGCCCGAATTTCTTCGCCGCTTCCGGCGAGAGGCAGATGACACGACGCAACTGCACAAGGTTGTCCAGGTGCGTGCCTTGGGTTTGTCCTTCCTTCCGGCCCGTAAATTCCGTCTGCTTGGCCATGACCTGCGGCGTCCAATGGCTGGACGGCCGAATGATCGCGGGGGCCTTGCCGTTCGGTTTCGGGGTGGAGTTCAGGATCATGCGCGGCCCTTGCTGTTGGAGCCACGCTTCCAGTTCAGTTCGCTGATCACGGCCTTCTTGTCTGTGTAAAGGCCCTGGGTGATCAGCTTCTGGTAATACTGCTGCTTGGCCGGATCGAGCCGGTCAAAGGCGTCCGCGGCGCGGCGTTCGACCGGTGACATCGAGCCACCGTATGAATCGCGCCCGGCGTCAGGCCCGCGGCGGCGACCCTGTGCGTACTGCTTCGCCCGCTCCAGCGGACCCATGACGGCGCGCACAGCGGCGAGTTCCGTTGTCAGGTCACGCGGCGCGCCGTTCTGCACCAGGAATTCGAACTCCTGTGCCACGCGCTGCCGCAGTGGGGATCCCTCGCGGACCACGTCGGGCGCAAGGCCAGCATACTGCTGCAGCTGCGTGTCGAGCGTGGTTTCGCGGTTGTTTGTCTCGATGATCTGCGTCGCCGCGTGCGTGGCCTGCACCATCGCCTTGCGCTCAATCTGCGTCGCAAAAATCTGGTCACGCTGGGTCTGCGTGATCTGGCCGGCCGCTACAGCGTTATCCAGTTCGGTAATGCTGTACTCCGGGGTCGTCTGCTGTTCATTCTCTTGCGTCATCACTCACCTTTCAAATCCGGCATGGAATTTTCAAAGCAAAAAGCCCCGCCGTTTGCACAGCGAGGCTCGAAGTTTCGATAACCTTTGGGTGGAAGCGCCCTATGTTACGGCTAAAGGGAGTGAACTTCGTTCACGTGGAACCCGAGAATCACTCCCTGCCGGATGTTTAACTGAATGTTGCCGGATTGCTTGTCAAGAATAAACGCGCGAAGGCGCTCCGCGAACTCGGACGGCAGCGGGAACAAAATCACGCTGCCTTCGGGTCGCCTGTCTCGAGGATCTGCTTTGGCAAAGCCAGTACCTGTTCCCATGCGTCCAATCTCGCTCTTGCTGCAAGCATGTGCCGCTGCGCCTGCAGCACTTGCTCTGATGTGAGGTTCGGCAGGGCCATCGACTCTGCCATCGTGTGAAACAGTTTCTTGTCTTGCTCGACCCATGCCTGGATGCGCTGCAGGAACACGTTCCACTCATGGCTCCCGGTCAGGTGCTGCGTTGCCACAACGGCCTGCTCGAGGAACCGTGCGGAAATCGCAGCCTGTGGATGGGCATACGGCGCGTCGTTCTTGCGCTGACCTGCCAGCAGTGTCTCGGCCTCTGTCCGGGTGATGCGCATCAGTATCCGTCCTGAATGTCGTCCAGCGCCTGGCTCGCCTGACGCTCGTCCATCCCCATCTCTGCTGCGCGCTCCATCCACCGCTTGCGCCACTCATCGATTTCGGACGAATTGTACGAGTCGTCGGGACCGCTCGAGACGATGCTGGCAAAATCCTGATACGCCTCCTCAGAGTACTGGTCGTACCCCTCTGGCTTCTGGCTCTCGTCAGTCGGGTCGAAGTCGGGGCCACCCTGGTCGGCATAAGCCGGCTTGCGCGGCGCCGGATCCATCGGGTCTTGCGGGTGACGCCAATTCGCGTCTTCGCCGGCCGCGTCCTGCGGATCCTGCGGGTGGCGCCAGTAATCCTCGTCGCCGGCCGTCTTCACGTTCGGGCGCCTGGCCAGTTTCAAGCCGGTTGGCTTCATCACACTTCTCTCCTGTTGTTCCGCCACTCGTCAGAATAAGGCGGGTAATGATCCGGCGTTCCAGATTCAGGCGGTCGCGGGTTCCTCTCGCGCCAACGCCTGTACCGACGCTCTTCCTCGCTCCATCGGGCCTTTGGTCCAGGCCCGTGTTTGTAAGCACTGTTTCGCCTCTCGTAGTGCCGGGCCAGTTTGTCCGTGCGTGTTTCATTCTCGCCTTCCGCCGGAACATCAGCGTAGTCGTTAATGTTGCGGCGGTCCCGCTTGCGGGCAAACCCAAGCCCTGCCATTACGCAATCGTCCTGCGCTTGCGACGCTGCATTTCTTTTCGGTAGTTCTCGCGATAGGCGTCGCGGTCCGCATTCGGCAATTCGCCAATCGGCGGCTTCTTGCCGGCCGTCTTCGTGCCAAAGCCCATCGACTTGACAGCGGCGTTGCTCACGAACGGTGTTTTCTTCTTCGAAAATCCGAGGCCTTTCTGTTTCATCATCCGGCTCCTAATAATAGTGCTTGTCCTGTTCAGCGTTTTCCATATCGGCAATCATGCCGTCAGCGTCCTCGTCGGACATGCCGGCGTCTTTCGCCTTCTTCTTCCAACGCTTGCGCCACCCACGCCGCCAGGCCTCATCGCCGGGAGTGCCGTCACTGTGATCAGGCATGCGCCCGCGGGAGTCCCACTCCGCTTCTGAATCTCGCATGAACCCTTCCCAGAAAACTTCGCGGCGCCGGTTATACGTGCCGTCCTGGTAGTCCTGCCCGACATCATTTTGTCCCGCGTAATCAGCATGCTTTTCCTGATAGTACGGGTCTTTGCTCCGGTCATAGGGGCCATAGATGTCAGGCAACCCGCCCGGGTTCTTTGGCTTGCTAAACCCCAGTCCAGACATTGTCCTACTCCGCTGCCGCCTGCATGTCCTGCCCACCGCCACCACCGGCCGTCGGCAACGTCTCGTCCATCAACTCACCGCCGTTCACCGGCGGCGGACCGCCCGGAACCTGCGGGGCATTCTGCGTCGGCGCACCACCAGGTCCACCACCGCCCATCTGCTGCTGGAACTGAGCCGCAGCCTGCGCCATCATAGCCTGCATTTGCTCCTGTTGGAGACGCTCACTCAACTGGCGGATATATTCGCCGAACATCTGGGTCTGCTTGTCGTCCAACTGACCGAACGCATCATCCTGGAAGAACGCCGCCAGCTTCTCGATGTGAGCCTGCGTGCCTTCCTGCGGACGCCCGTAAGGCATGATGCTTTCCATGATCTGCGTGATCGCATCCTCCGCGGTAATCAGCGGCAGGCTCGCCTCCGGGTTCGGCGCCGTCACGTACTTGTCAGGCGACAGGCCGAGTGCCTTGCCGAGATCGCGCATCAGCGTGTACATGCCGTCCGGCTTCACAAGGCCAGACTGAATGCCAATCGGCGACAGGATCATCTGCGCGTACTGCATCAGCGATTGCTGCAGCATCGCCTTCGACGTGTTGAACGCATTGGCCTCGAACTCGAACTCGTAGATGCCGTCGATCTTCTCGCGCCCGTCTACCGTCAGGTAGGGATCCTCGTCTGGCCGCTTTACGCCAGAGATTCGGAACTGCTTGTTGCGGGGAAGGAACGCGCAGTTCAGGTCGTGGATGTTCGCGTAGATCTGCCCGATGCCGTTGAACAGGCGGCGCAGGATACGCTCCGGACGCGCGTCGCCCTGGGCCTGCAGCATCGACATCGCACCCGACGTGCGCAGCGCCGACGAACTACCGGACGGTACGCGGCCCAGCTGGAAGTCGCCAATCACCGTTGCGCGATCGCCCCAGTTGCCGGCCATCGTGATCAGGTTCAGCATCATCGACAGGCCGTTCGTGTTCGCAATGTTGGGGAACATCACGTCGCGGCCGGGGTCACCGACCGGCACGCCCATGCCAGGGAACAGCTGCAGGTTCTCGGGCTTCACCGCACCACTCATGCGGTAGAAGAAAATCGGCATGGCGCCAAGCGTGCCGCTGTCGACCGTGATGTCGAACAGCATCTTCTGCACGTCGTGGACGCCTTCCTGCATCTCGAGCAGGCTCACGCCCTCGCGGCGGTCGCCGGC